GGTACACAACTATCATCTATGAATGGTCAACCAAATCCTAATAATGATTCTTTCCAATTAGTAAATGGATGCTTCGCTGGTTCTGGTGGTGCAGGTAACAACTCCGTCTGTACTGGTGGTGGCGGAGGAGGCGGAGGCGGTGGTGTCGGCTCTGGTGCTGGTATTGGTGGTGGTGGAGGTGCTGGAAACGGATCCAACGCTGTTAAACCAGGTTTCGGTGCTTCCAGAGGACAGTCTTCATTGGTATCAGGTCAGAGTATTATTAGTGAAGGTGATGCTAGTAATGGTGGTGATGTAAATATTGGACAACAAGCAGATGGTACTGATGGTTACGTTAAAATAAGTACAGAACAAAATACTACAGAGTATGGACCAGGCGGTGGTGGCGGTGGATCAGGAGCATATATACAATTCTCAGTTACAAACATACCTACCAGTGTCAACTCAACTACATTATATGTTGGCAATGGACATGAAGCTGGTGATGGTACTATTGGATATGGTGTTACTGAATCAACTGATCCTACAACAGGAATAAGTACAACAGTTGGAATAATTGATGCATCAAGTGATGGATGTGATTATTCTAATAGTGGTACTGGTAGTGGATCCAGTGGTGGTTTTACATCACCAGATGGAGAAAAATATTTAAGATTTAAAGGTGATCCACAAATTCGTTGGGCTAGAAGTATATTAATTAATGCTAGTAATGGACATCCTGCTGGTACTGCTACAGAAAAACTAGAATTTGAAGTAATACGTGGTAACGGTAGTAATGGAGGTGAGACACCTACTGCACCATTAGAATTATATGGTAGTAATGATGGTGGTGGTAGTTACACTCAGTTAGGAACTATCTCAACTAGTGGTGGTGCTACTACATGGGAAAGCGTTCAGATTACTCTTCCTACACTCTATAGAGTTAGTAATTTATTAATTGAGATCAGGCAGTCTAGGAGTTCATCTGGTAGTCCAGATAATGATAACTATGGTATAGCAAAGATAACACAGATACATGAAGAAGGTGAAATTACAACATATACCACACAGTCAGGTAGATTGGATCTTGGTATAGAATCTATACAAGAGGTCATAGCACCACAAGGTGATCCATTAAACTCTGCTGGTATTACTGTAAACGATGGTAAATTTACTTTATCATCTGCTGTCAAGCTGGATGTGACACCTAGTTTACAACCAGAGGTTGACATTCCACTCGTTACGAGGTATCATTTAGTGAAGTACTTGATTCGAGCATACTAGATGATGTTAGGAAGTGAGGCTGGGAACATTGTAGATCCTAGTCAAATACAGGGTGAATTTCAAGATTTCATCGGTGTATATCGTAAATTTGTAAACAAACAACTATGTCTTCAAGCAATTCAAGAGTTTGAATTGTTTTCTAATGTCAATGAGCAGATTGGAGGAGTTCAAGTATCTTCTACTAAGACTAAAAAATTACAACAAGGATCAGATCAATTTCCACAGGGTAAGTTAGGAAGAAATGATGCATCATTCACATTAGATGATGTGAAGGTAGGTCTTTCCGTACATTTCTATCAGTATATAAATGCTGCATTTGAAAATTATAGACAACAGTATGATCAAATTAGTCGTGTAAACTTAGGTACTATTGGTCTTAAAATACAAAGAACACAACCTGGTGGTGGGTATCACACATGGCATTATGAAAATTCTAGTTATAAAGCAGCAAATCGTGAGTTAGCATGGATGATATACTTAAATGATATGCCAGATGGTGAAGCAGAGACTGAATTTTTATATCAAAAGCGTAGAATTAAACCAGAAACAGGCACGTTATTGATTTGGCCTGCTGGAATGACTCATGTACACCGTGGCAATACTGTTTTTACTAAAGATAAATACATATTGACAGGATGGTATTTTAAACTCCCTTAAAACAATGGCAGAATTTCGTGTAGTACTACAAATTAATGCTCTTTCACGCATTATAACTGTTGATGGAAAGCAACAGGTGATTAGTGAAGCGTATTGGAATAATCATATCAATACATTTCTATATCCATTCTGGACATCAGATAACGATAGATTGATTCAGTTCAATTACTTTGATAATGGATCATATGGTTGTGAGAAGAAGAAGTATACTTATAATCGTACCACTAATACAAAGAAGTGGGTAACATATGATTGGAAAGAACCAACCGATGCACAAGCAAAAGAGATTGCTGATACAATAAGAGCAAAGTATTTTGAGTATCAGGATGTAGAGCAGGAAGAGGTACAGGAGGAGATGTACCAACAGTATGGTAAGTGGAATAAAATATCATGGGATGGGATTAGAATGGTTCGTAACTTCTTATTAGATGATACGGACTGGACACAAATGGCAGACAATGGTTTATCTGCTGATTTAAAAGCACAGTGGGTTACATATCGTCAGAAGTTAAGAGAATTACCTCAAGATTATAATGGTCAGGAAGCAGAGAACGCTAAGTTCCCACACAATCCTGCCTATTATAGTCAGTGGAAGGACATGGAATTGCTATTACCAGGTAATGAAACAGGTACATCCACAACTGCAAATGGAGAAATATCTATTGGTACTACAACAATAACAGTTACCAGTGCCACTGATTTAGCAGTGGTAGAAAATGATTATTTACAAGTTGAAACTGGTGGTGCTAAAGAATATATCTTTGTTAGTTCAATTAGTGATAATGTATTAACAGTAGTTAGAGGACAATTACAAAGTCTTGCTACTGCACATGCCAATGGAGTAACAATAAAACGTTATGCTAATGGTACAATGCAAAAACCTAATGAAGGTAAGGCATATTTGGGAACAGATGATCAGTTTATGACATTCCCTAGCAAATCTATGAATACATGGCAGAGAAGAATAACTGCTGAAGTTGCTAATATGTACAAACTTAAGAATCCAAATGATGTATTCCCACCTGCTGATATTACATCACAATACGCAAGTCAAGGCGAAGAACTTGATGCAATACTCGCTGCTATAGAAAAGAATAACGTATAAACTTATATAATATCATGCTTATATTAAATAATATAATGAACGTCAGTTTATTGAATGGCGATGAAATTATTTGTAATGTATCAAAACATATTGAAGTGATTGAAGGTTTAGAACAGGAAGTATGTTATAAATTATCATTTCCATTTGTTGTTACTGAAATCAATGATGGACAACAATTAAACTTTCTTCCATGGAAGAAATGGTCTCGTGATACTGAGTACTTAGTATCATATGATATGATATTAAATATATCTGCACCATTTCCTAACATGGAGAAGGAATATCAACAAGCAGCACAAAAGTATGCTACTATGTTGGAGAGTCTTAATTATGTTGCTGCTGATTATGACAGTGCTCCTGCAAATCCAGGTTATAGTCCAATCGCTTAGATATTATGTACGTTGAAATAATGGATGGGTTCTTAGATAAGAACTTTTTAATAAGATTTAATAGTGTTTATGAACAGGGTAGATGGGTTGATGGTGAGGTTAGTGGACCTAAAGATAAAAAGAAGAAGAATAATCTGCAAAATGAGGACTATGATGTAAAGAAAGTCATTAATGGTGAGATCCATAAGATGTTCAGACAATTAGCAGGTTTTTATAATATAAACAAAGCATCTGATGTTTTAATACTTAAATATGAAAAAGGTATGCATTACTTTGATCATGTAGATTATATGCAGATGAATGGTATACGTACAGATTATACATGTGTTTTAAATTTGAATGATGATTATGAAGGTGGAGAACACTATACTAAAAACCATAAAGGTGAAAAGACAATATATAATTTGAAGGCAGGTGATCTGTTAATGTATGACACTAATGCAATACATGGTGTTAATCCAATAACAGAGGGTGAAAGAAGAACTCTTACATTCTGGTGTGAGAGTGCTGTATCAGATATTGGAATGAGAGAAGCATTGGTCAGGTTTAATGTTTGGTATAATAAATTGACTGAAGAAGATCAGATTCATTTAGGAGATAAATTTATTGAACTAGACTGGATTCGTATGCAGATAATGAGAAACCACGTACATTATAGAGATTAATCATGGCATTATTAACTGATATATTATCATTCGATACTATACTTGATAGGGATGAGATGTATGAAGTGGACAGAATTGCTAGTCGTCCACGTTGGCAGTTTGGTGCAATGAGTGACACTAACATGCCACATAAGAAATTCTGGAAGATGGATGTCAAAGGTGTTGCTATGTTTGACACCTATATACCAGAGAAGATGGAACTCTTACTACCGTTTAAGTTCGAGATTCTTGACTATTATATGAATGGACATACTCATGGATTAGATGGTTCTATACATAGAGATGCTAGTGATTATACATTTGTCCTCTATTGTAATCCACAATGGGATCTAACATGGGGAGGCAAAACAATATTTGTTCAAGATGATGGGAAATTTGATGCAGTGTTTCCAAAACCAGCATCTGCTGTATGTTTTCCATCAGATATACTACACTGGGCAGAGGATACAACTAGAGACTATTACGGACTTAGAGTAAGTGCTGCTTATAAATTAAAGAAACTGGAGACAATAGATGGAAATAAAGACCCTTGACTCCGCTGCTACTTGGGATGACATTGAAGACTACGCTGCTGGAGTGTCAGGGGCAACAATATATTTTGAGAACCCAAGACTAGAAGCAGCAGACTCATCAACCAAGACAGAAGTCATAACATACTATCGTGATGATGAAGATGTACCTGCCGAACTAATAACAATATTAGAGAGTAAGTACTATGGATACATAGAATTTCGTGATCCTGATTTAGCATATGATTTCTGTGAAGAATACTTCCCACGTCGTGATGAACTGACTGATGGAGTTGCTGGTGACCCATATTGGTATCACTGTTATGTCGTAAGACAAGATGGTGTCATAGAATATGATAACGATACATTAAGAAAAGGATCTAATTAATCTAAATACGTTTATGAGTGTTATAATCTACCAAGAGCACTGCGAGTATCTTGAAAAGAAGAATGAGGAACTCGAACAAGAGGTCTCATTTCTTAAGATGCAGCTAGAATTTAAAACTATGGGACTACCTTATGAAAACATGGATACAAAGGTTAAGTGAACTAAAGGGTGAGGATTATATTTACATACCATTAATATATCTTGAAGCGTTCGTTGTAAACATTATAATGAACACAGGCATGAAAGTACCCGATGTGGTGTCACTAGATAAACTGTCACAAGGGACAGAGACACCAGTCGAAAAACCTGTATAATTAATAGTAACTGACTCTGACATTATTATGCCAAGTAAAGATCAGAGATCAATAGAAGGAAGTGAGACGACCCATGAGAAATGGGATCGTGCTCGCTCTCTTTTTATGGAATCTCTTTATAAACCAGACCATGAGTTAAGAGCATGTGCTCATAACCAGAAATGTTATTATGAGCTGTTGGAAATCAGAGATAGTATGGTAGAATATGTAAAGGACTTGAAAAATCCTTATAGCATTGATACATCACCTTACAACAAGATTCCTACGAGATACTAATGACTGAAGAAGAATACAAAGCAACGCTTAAGAACTTTCTTATTGCTCAGAACAATAACGATCACAACTTCTCATTACTACAAGCACAGATTGATGCATTGCGTAAAGAGATCGCTGATCTAAAAGATTTAAAAGAAATGTTTAGGTTGCCTCAACTGAAAAATCAGAACAGAGAACCATTTGAATATTATGATGCAGAAGAGGTGGATGAGTAATGTATGAACCCCAAGTTGATGACTACGTTATTTGGAACCGACCAAATGGAGACATTGAAGAGGGATGGGTATATTTTAAAGGAGATCCAGTAAACAATGAGAAGAGAATAAAAGAAGGATGGAATCCTGTATCACAGTATATTACTATTGAAACTGGTATTAAACCAAAGAAAGAATGTGTTTATACAAGTGGTAAACCAATGAGGCATAAGAACATTCACACATTATTATTGTGTACTAGAGATTCTTGGCATGAATTGGAGTATGTAAAGAATAGAAGGGAAGATAATACAAGTACATACAAATCACAAGAGGGTCGTTACGAAGACATCCAATGAATGCAATGAAAGAAAAGTTCTTCGCTGAAGGACATACATTACCAACATGTGTTAATGATGGGTGTAGTAACAATGTGCAAGTAAGAGAGTGGAAGTACTGGTCATTCAAATCAGAATGTTCTACATGTGCTACTGCACGTAAGAAAGGTAGAACTGTTGCTGGTGTGACAAGACACAAGAAATCATACTGTGAGAACCATGATGGTCATCTCGGATGGTTGTGTCCTGTAAATGAATGGACTGGATTTGAAAACTCATTAGACCTTGACCATTTGGACGGAAACCATTATAATAATATACCAGAGAACGTCAAGACATACTGTAAATTATGTCATGGACGTAAGTCACTAGAAAATGGTGACTGTCACAGTAACAAGTCATCATCACGTAAAATGGTATGAGCATATTTGAAGACACATTCTTAGTTGGTGATTCACAAGAGGTATTAAAGGAAGTTGATGATGGCATAGTACATTTCACATGTACTTCGCCACCATATTATAATGCAAGAGCATACTCAACTTGGCCAACGTATGATGAGTACCTTGAGTTCTTACACAATGTATTCACTGAAGTATATCGAGTGACTGCTGATGGACGCATGTGTGCTGTTAATCTATCACCAGTCATTCAAGCAAGAGAGTCACGAGCACATGAGAGCAAGAGACTCGCAATACCATTCCACTTCTTCTCCATCATGGAACGCATGGGGTGGAAGTATATTGATGACATAGTATGGGTTAAACCAGAAGGTGCTGCTATCAATCGCAACGGTGGATTCTATCAGCACCGTAAGCCAGTAGCATACAAACCAAATATAGTTTCAGAGGTTATATTAATTTTCCAAAAACCAGGAAATTTCTTAATTGATAAAATCCTAAAATCTCAAAAAGATGAAATAATTGAAAAGTCAAAAGTTGCAGATGGGTACGAGCGTAGTAACGTATGGAATATACATCCAGAGACAAACTCTGATCATCCAGCACCATACCCTAAAGAGTTGAGTGATAAACTCATTCAATACTATAGTTTTGTTGATGACTTAGTTCTAGATCCATTCATGGGAAGTGGAACAACTGCAATATCATCTAAAGATTGTAATCGTCATTTTTTAGGTATAGAATTGCATGAAGAATATGTCGAGAAAAGTATCAACAGACTCAAGAAATTTCAACCACTAAGTAACTTTTTAACATGAAAGATTTGATATTATATGGTGATTGTAAGGACACACTTAAGCAGTTTAAATGTAAAGCAAGAACATGTATTACATCCCCACCTTATTACGGACTTCGCAATTATGGCGATGAAAGTAAACAAATAGGACTTGAAGATACACCTGAAGAGTATATTCAAAACCTTGTAGATGTGTTTAGAGAAGTAAGAAATGTACTTACTGATGATGGTACATTATGGTTAAACATTGGTGACAGTTATTATAACTATAGACCAGGAAAAGGTCAGGGATTAGTTAAACAAACTGTTAGCAATACTAACCAAGATTTACCTAGCAAATGTGCAAGACGAGGTAACAAACTAGAAGGATTAAAAGAAAAGGATCTAATTGGTATACCTTGGATGTTGGCATTTGCACTGAGAGCAGACGGTTGGTATCTTAGACAAGATATTATATGGCATAAACCAAATCCAATGCCTGAATCAGTTAAGGATAGATGTACTAAATCACATGAGTATATCTTTCTATTGAGTAAGAACAGAAACTATTATTATGATCACGAAGCAATTAAAGAACAGGCAGTAGGTGAGCGTTGGGGTGGCAACAAACCTATCAACATGGATAATACTAAGGACACTAACAATCAGTTTAGTGGTCTTACAAGACCTCGTAAGATGGTCTATGATAAAAGGAATAAGAGATCGGTATGGAAGGTTGCTTGTAAACCTTATAAGGGTGCTCACTTCGCAGTGTATCCACCTGAACTCATTGAACCTTGTATCCTAGCAGGATCAGAGGTCGGTGACGTAGTATTAGACCCATTTATGGGTTCAGGGACTACAGCAATGGTTGCTAAGAAGTATAGTAGATCATATATTGGATGTGAACTCAACAAGGACTATGCCAGTTTACAAACTGACCGTATTTCCACCATTCCAAACAAACTTCCGTTATACTAAGTTCAGTTCAGTCAAATTACTATGACATTTCAACTCGGATCAACCACTTTTACCTCTCGCTCTGATGTTGAGTCTGATGCACGTTTACTTGTATTAGATGCATTACAGGGTTGTGACACTGGTGATCAACTGTTATCATTTTTAGAAAACTGCTTAGGTTACAGTGAAGTTTCTATTGGTACTGATACCGATGGTTCAAATAACTACATCTTCTCAGGAAGTGTTGGTTAATGTCAATAATAGTGGACACTTTAATTAGTGTCCACAAATCCCCCATTTCATCCCAATTTGACCTATACTAATAAAGTACACAACACAGGAGACCAATGAGTAACCAATTTGTATCAAATGTAGATGGTGCAGTCATTGAATACTATCATAATAATGATGGTACACTATCATACAAGTTAGAAGGAACAGATTGGCAAGATTTTGTAAAGGAAGATAGAAGAGCATATTCAGATAAAGAATACAATGAATTCCTACACATCTTGGAGAACAACTAATGAAACTTGTTACTTATTCATTCCGTATCGTTGCTGAGGATGGTGACGAACCAAATCCAGTTCATTTATGTGAAGAAATACAGGCATATTTGAACAGTAACTTATCATACTATGATGAAGAAGAACATAAAGATAAAAATGCTGAGGTTATAGGTTATCATGTAAAGCAAGATGATTATGTACCATTTCAGGCAGAGGAGGAGTATTAATGATTAGTCCATCTCAATACGAACAGTTTCACGAGTGGTTAAATCAATGTCCCACTGAAATACTACAATACATTGATAATACTGACAACATAGTTGTTACCATTGCCCAACCATCTTATGAGGAGGAAGTAAAATGAAGTATGCACATGATGATAAAGATCTTCCAATATACCTTAAGGGTTATGAATACGATCTCGTATTATATTGTTTAGAACAACAATGGTCAGAGTTCTCTATTGATGAAGCGAAGGATGCAGATAATATTATTGATAAACTATCCAAACTAACAGAGGTAATTTAATCATGTTCCAAGACTTCACAAATGACATTGCATATTGCATCCAATACTTAGGATGTGATCACGAACAAACTGATGAATTGATCGGTTGTGCTGATGATATGGGTTTAAGTGTACAATATTTTTGTGAAGAGTTTATATTTGCTGGAGAGAACATAGCAAACTATCATAATGATGAGTATTTAAGTATTGATGAGTTTAATACCATTCATGGTATCTATTTTGAGGAGGTTGAGTAATGTTTCATAGTAAATCATTTGGAAGAATCTTCTGGGTAGATGAGGATCACAATTTCAAATCATGTCCAGAAAGAATAGATGGTACTGGTGATTTTGATCAAGAAGATTATGTATCAGACTGGACAGATTGGGATGAAGTTAATATGGACAACCTTTTGACAATTCACATGGCATGTTTAAACATTCTGTGGAATCATGCAAACTCAATCACAATTAAGGACGGTCTCTAAATGCACAACCATCAAATCAAAGTTAATAGATTCACTAGATCTGGGGAGCATGGTAAAGGAATACAATGTCCCAAATGTAATGAATGTTTTAATGTGTACCATTTCGCATGGTCAGCATTAACGTGTCAGTCATGTAACACAAGTGTTGACAAGTATGACTGGTGGTTGGTATGATAGATAATAATATTGCATGGAGGTTAGCATGAACATTTTAGATTGGATTTATCGTGCTATTATGACCATCAATGTTGGTACTCACAAGGGTGAGGACATTGAGGATGGTACATATACTCGATATGCAAATCCAAATGCCACACAAAGTGAATTTGATGGTAAGAAGATCATTTATCACACTAGGGAGGATCATGCCAGTTTATAGAGACTATGAGATTAGAATCAATCTTAATGAATTAATTGAAAAGAGAATACCCACGTGTAACATATTACATAGAGATCATTGCTTAACTGAAGCACAAGTTGCTGAGATAGCACATGATATTAATATGGAATTAGATTTACATCCAATATTCCATCAAGTTGATGAACATATTATGAGATATGTTGAAGCAGCAGGTATTGATAATACTGAACACTGGGTTGAACCACATTTACCTGACCTTGAGGAATAATGACTATTGAACCATACGATGATACTGGTGTACATACTAACGTACAGATCACAATAGATCTTAATGAGTTAGTATGGGCAAGAGGTGAATATCTTAAACAAGAAATGTCACACAATCAAGCAGAATACTTAGCAGAGACACTACGAAGGACATTAACTTGGGATACACTGTATAGCATGATAGATCAGACTATACTAGAGTTCTTTGACTGTCACGAGCATCCTGAGATCTGGGATCCCCACTATGGTGAGATTGCAGGTGATGAACCAGCAAAGTCCTTTGAGGAGGCACAGAAGCGATTTAAACGTGATTTCACGATGATTACGATAAAGAATAGTGCATGGGAGTTGGAAGTGCCTATTCGTAAGGACAGATTACAAAGTGTCACAAAGGATGATGCAGAGGATCAGAAAAATGGTATTATATAAATGTTGAGAGATCACTAGGTTTCTAACTACTAAGACATCAACGCAAGGCAGGGGTGAGCAACAATCAGATGATCTTTGATCACGCTGTGGAAAACTGCTCTTTATGTTTGGAGACCTCTTGTACTGCTGATATCCTATGATATCTGAAAAGACAGTTTTGAAGTTGTAAATCTTAGACATGACGTTAGAGTAATTTACTTACCCTAGTCTTTCAACACCACGTGGTATGACTTAGTACCTGACCATTGTGGGCAAGGATCTATGGTTGTCTCTGTTCAGCAGGGAAATTACGTCCTTTAAGTCCTACTAAGAGCAGTCGGGTGAAGCACCTCTTGAGCATACCACGTCTCATTTTACATAGTGTGGCGTACATCAATGATTCGCTCTTATTGTTATAAGTCCACACTTTTTTCACCATACTATAGGAGTTACAATGCCATCCGCAGTTGACACACTTTCACAAAAGGTAGCAGTAAGAAGATATACTAATGAATTGTGCGATGCGTTGGAAGAAGATTACAGACAGCAACATTTAAGATCAATGGAGCGTATGCACGCTGAAAGTGCATCTGAATACACACGTAACGAGATCGAAGCAACAAAGAATGGTACTGCTAAACTTATGAAGTTTACAGTATATGATGGACGTAAGTACTTTAAGATTGTATCACGAGAGTATGATACATTTCAAGATAGAAATGAGTACAAGGATGGAAGTGTTAATACATTTGTAGATAAGAAAACTGGTGATGTATATAAACCAGCATCATGGGCAGCACCACATACTAAGCATGTAAGATATAATTTATTAGACGAAGCATCAAGATCAGAGTGTCTTGGTCGTGCAGACTGGGCAGGTGGTTACCTTTACATGAGGTAACCCACTCTCTTGACAATAGCATAGTATTATGCTAAATTATAAATGTATCACCACTTCCATTAATGTCACAAGCAACTTACATCGTAGTATCTGGCACTGCATTTGTAGTGGATCAACCAGACGGAGTACCATACGTATGTCAAACGTATGATGATTATAACTCACAACTCTCAGGATCATTGAAACTGGGTGTTGATTGGGATTCAGCAACAGAGATAGCGTGGGAAGATATGGATGAGGAAGATGTAGAGGAAGTAGCAGTAATATGTAAGCATTTGAATGATCTTGCCAAAATACAGGCAGCATCTAAGCACGTCCTTTAATTCTCTCTTACTAACATGAAAAAGAACTTATTCCACGAATATATCTCGGAGTTCATTGACTTCCGCTTTGACTACGCAGATGGTGATGCAGTAGTCCGTCCAGTACCGAAGGATAGTTTAGACTATGATGGTGTAAAGAAGTTTTGGAGACTGTTTTCAAGGTATCCCAATGACTTTGCAGCATCCGCAGTTAAATCATTACCGAAGGATGTAGAGTTCGTATCCTACGATCATCTAAATAATGTATTCCAATTAAAAGCGAAATGACCTCTTTTAATATAGACGACAACGATTCTTTCCGCATGTCATCCCGCAGGGATGATATATGTGAGGGTGTTGTAAGTCGTCTATTGACGCTGTTTGCGGAGGAAAAGTTTGATGATGCTCTCTGTTTGTGTCAAGAATACCACGAATGGATGGAAGAAACTATGCTACATAAGGAGCAGACATTCTTCTATAATGAGGATGAACTCAAAGAATTATTCCATTCCCTTGAACGATAGCATGAGGGAAGATCTTAAAAACTTAATACTGGACTACATTAACGCAAAGAATAAAGGTCAAGACAAGGAAGCAGAGAGACTACTTGAAGAGATCAACATTCTACGTATGGAGCAGAAAACTTAATGGCACGCACTCAAAAGAGTTTAGATGCTAATTTAAAGAAACTAACTACCACATCACGCAGGAAGAAATGGGAGAATGATCCCTATAATCCTGACGTGATATCAAATCATCCTGATGCACCTAAGTGTCCAGCATCACGTAAGAAAGAACTATTTCCTAATGGTAATACTTTCAAGATACGTTTCGATGATAAAAGAAAGAAACCTGAACTCAATACAGCATGGTTCAGGTATTATTATGATGCATGTGAGCACATAATAAAGCATAATCTCAAACCCCAACATTATTCATTAAAAATTAGGAGTGACAAATGCCCTTAGTGATTATCGTACTTGGTTCAACATCAATAGGTGTTGCCCTTGCATTGTACATACTCAGAAAGTATGATCCACATGTATGATACAATAAAAAAGCACCCCTCTCAGGGTGCTTATGACAGTTATTGATTTGGGTTCATCGCAGTATGTCCTTACATATTTGTTTACTGGTGTGGTCTTGCTCGCTTGCTACCATACAGGCATAGTAATCATTTAGTTTTGCGGTATTGTCATCTCTCATATTTGATGTGCTTAGTGAATGATTCCAACCTTTGAGTTGATTTTGTGAAACGATGTTATGCATGACCCTCTCTATTAAATGTACGAATAATATAACTTAGATTTGGTTACATTGCCCTCTAATGAATACACTATTATTTATACTAAATGACAGTGTATCAACACATGTTTAAATATTATTTAACTATGCATAAATGCCTACTATGACTGAAGAAAAGAAAGATTGCACTGATGAATTGATGGAATGTACCACTGAATGTGATACTGGTGATCAAGAATGTCATACTGAATGTATCACA